ATCTTCGCCGCCCTCCTCGTATATAATTTCGAGACCGTATGCTTTCGCAGCCTCGTGTTCGATTTTGCATCCGCGTGCGTTCTCCCAACCTTTGCAGAAGTACGCAGCGTGGCAAAGACTCATGCTCTCCAAGGATTTCGCCAAGAAGCAAAGCGGCGGATTTGCGACGCCGCGCTTTTGCATGGACTCTTTGCCGTACCACTCGTCGGTGAACAGCGTGTTCACCACTTCGTATCCCGCATTTTCCAATGCCGATATCGCATGATTTCTTGCGGAGATGATCTCTTCTTCGGACTTTCCAGCCATCGGCTGACTAAGCATTGCTTTCATCTTCGCCGCCCTCCGTTCTTATGCACTCGTTGCTCATCTTTCTGTAAGCATCAATGTATGCTTCACCCTTGTCTCCGTTGTATGTGACCTCATAGTACATTCCGTCCGGCTCGGGTGTTGAAAGCAGTGCCTTGTTGTTCTGCAATATTTTGCAGCTCCACACTACATACACATCTTCCGGCATCACCGTTTTGCCGTAATACTCGCTAACAGCTTTTTTTGCAAATTCGATAAACTCCCGAGAACCCATCATTCTTCCTCCTTCGCCTGCTTGTTGATGTTCATCAGCACGGCTATCGCCACCGTGCACGCAAACTGCACGCACGCCGCCGCGACCGCCTCGCGCCTCCAATCGGCGCTTATCGCCGTGATAAGCGCGATCCCCGCGCCGCTTGCGCTCTGTACCGCCGTTCTCGCTATCCTTGACCAATTAAGCTTCATCTTTCGTTCCTCCTTTATTTTTCCTCGTGCCTCGAAATCTTGTCCTCGAGGCTGTCAAGCCTGTGATGCGCCTGCTTCGCCGATGCCTCGACCGCGGTCAGACGCGACACCACCTGCACATGCCTCTCGTCTTCCTTCTCCTGTTTGCGCTTGATGTCGTCCACACCGCTTTTTATGTAGCCGATCTCGGTCAGCAGTACACCGTCCTTCTTTCCCTCGGCCGTGTCGTCCGTCTTCGAATTCCTGCGGAACGCAAGATACCCGAACACGATCGCACACGCCGTCCCGACGATGCCGAACACCGTCGTGAAAAATGTAAATCCGCTCATGTGCCTACCACCTCGACATAAATCCCCGCAAGCTCGGCAAGAGGCTGATATACGGCGTTTCCCGTGTCACGCGTGCAGCGGTAGACCACGCCGCCTTGCACGTAATACTTGCCGTTCTCGAGCGCCATGTTGCCGCCGTAGGGGATAGGATCGTACTTTGTGCCGTCGTGCACCTCGTCAATGCGCACATAGAGGCTTTCCGTTCCCGTGCCCGGGAGCCACGACTCCTGCGACGTGTGCGGCTGAAGCACCTTGTACAGCTCACCGCCGGACACAAACCTGTCTCCGACCTTGTACTCTCGCCCCGCCCCCCATTCGGGATGGAATTCCTTCATCCGATAGGCGGTCGCATCATCCACGGCAATCGAGTTGATCTGCGCACGGACGAGCTTTTCCATAACCTCGGACAGCGTGAACGGACGGTGACGCTCCTCCGCCTCCGCGCGCTTTCGCGCATCCTCAATCGCCGCAAGCTCCTCCGCCGTCATCTCGCGGTACGTTCCGTTATCGTAGATTTTCATAGCTTTATCCCCCATATTCTGAGCCTCGCTCCTGCGGGAATTGCTCCCGTGACATTAACTCCGACATTGCCCATGGGGTAGTGGTAGCTCATGTCTTGATAGCGGACATCCAAGAGAAGAAAAGAGCAAGAAAAGAATTGTTATAAACGAGGAAACGGCTCCTATTGTTCGAGAAATATTTAAAAAATATGCAGACGGTTGGAGTATTAAAGAGATTTGCGACAACTTAAATGAACGGCAAATAAAAACTTCTCGGGGTGTTGCGTTTAACAAATCATCACTTCATACAATGTTAAGTAACAGAAAGTATTTGGGAATTTATATATATGACGGAAAAGAAATCCCGGGCGGATTGCCTCAAATTATTGATGAAGATTTATACAATAAGGTATCCGAAAAAATGAAATTAAACAAGAAAAATCCGGGACGGGCAAGGGCAAGAGCAGAATACTTGTTAACAACCAAACTGTTTTGCGGATATTGCAAAGAAAAAATGGTTGGGCACAGCTCAAATCAAATCAGTAAAAAAGGTGTTATTTTTAATTATTACAAATGCAAAAATTCAGGAGGTGGCAAGCCCTGCAAAAAGAAAATGGTACAAAAGGATTACATAGAGGACATTGTAATTAATGAATGCCGCAAACTTTTAACTCCGAAAAATATTCGCAGAATTGCTAAAGAAGCGGCAAGAATAGCAAGAAGCTTTGATGACCGTACTGAGCTTGTTCGATTGGAAAAACTTTTGTCAGAGCAACAATTCCAAAAGGAAAATCAAATGAAATCTCTACGGGTTTGCAACGATGATGTGATTCGGGAAATGATTTTTGAAGATTTAAGAGTAATCGCTGCCAAAATCAAAAAGACAGAAAAGCAACTTGAAATTGAAAAAGCCCGTTGCTACATAGTTACTGAAGACCAAATTGTTGAACACTTGACAAATTTATCAAAAGGTGATATAAAAGATATTGTTTACAGAAAATCTCTTATTCGACTTTTTGTCAACAAGATTTTCTTATATGATGATAAGTTTACAATTACCTTTAATACAGGTGATGACGAAGTTACGATAAATGACAGGACTTTGTTTGATATTGAGGAAAAAACAAAGGGCAAAACTCTTTGTTTATCGAACCAGTTGGTTCACCAAAAAGACATATTGTCGAACAAAGCAGCGTTCCATAAGGGGCGCTATTTTGTTTTTGTAGAGTTCCTTATATAA